ACTCAATAGCATTTTTGATTTGGAATGTGCGATTGGAAATTGTCTTGATAACTTCCTCAAGAAACTTAAGCATAATATCATAGTATCTTATCTTAAGTTCTATCTTACTTAACTTCTCATCGCCCTCCATATGCCTCTGGAGTGCCTCTTTATCCCTAACTTTATAAGGAAAAGGTTCTTCCTCATAAACTTCTATAGGTGCCTTTCCTGTATAATAATTATGGCGTTCAAGTTTAACTCTATTGTAAGTTTCTCTTGCCTTTTCGCGCAACAAAGTAATCGTATTGTAAATTGTATAATACTTAGCGTGAAGTTGTGGAATTTTTAAAGATTCATCGTGTAAGTTATCAGGATCTATGACAGCATCCTTCTGCCACATTTCCTGAATTTGATCAAGATTCATAAGGGTTGATTATTTGTGTTTAGAATATTATAGATGGTATATTTAAAAGTGACGTCTGCGGTAAAATATTGAATGTCAGTTTGAGTTGCGTCAAATTCAAGAGAAGTCAGTGATATTGGAAACAGATCTTTGAATTTTACTATTGCAGTTGTATTATAGCTGCTATTTAAAATGTAAAGGCTACCATCACTAAATGCCTTTTTCTCATCTCTATCTGCCACATCAATTAAATTTTCATATTCTCCAAGTGTTTCTGGTGCTCCTAATCCAGTTAACCAATTGTGAATTGCCATGTAATTCACTAGGTCTTCATCAACTAAAAATCTTAAAGATAGATCTCCATATTGAAGTTTAGTGCCTGGAATATCCAGGTCTTTAAGATATGTTGGCTGTTGCAGAACATCTAATGTTATTTCAGGAATTCTAGCAGAATTGCAGAAAAAAGCAACCTTTGGTTCTTTGGATAGTGTAAATTTAAATCCAATTGGTGAAAGAAAATTTCTATTTTGTAATTGCCTATCAAAAGCACTTGCCATGGTCTTTTATTTGTATTTAGATAAAAAAAGAGGGTCCGAAGACCCTCTGAATCGAGTTGTGAATTAGATCACATTAGGTTAGAAACTCTAACTCTTCTGTAGTAGGTGTTTGCATTGGTGGTCAGAGCACCAGCGCCAGCGGTAAGACCCTCAGCGAATGGGTTAGCAACCATTCCATAACGGGTCTTAAAGCCGATCTTAGGCTGGAAGGTGTTCTCGCCAACGGCACGTACCATCTGGAGAGGTACATATGGGCAATAGAACAGACCAGCGTCATATGGGCTAGAACCCTTATAACCGACAACGTAGAACTGGTTAGCAGAAACGTTTGCCGAATATGGGTCAATGTATACGCGATACTTACCTTGGAGAACACCAGCGAAGGTGTTGCCAGTGTCATCAACGTTCAGGTTAGCGTTGAGTGCAGGGGTGTAATCGAGAACACCAGCCATTGCAAGTGCCGAAGCAACGTCAGCAGAGCAAAGGATCGTGTTACCCTTTCCTCTACGAGTTTGTTGGGCGATTGCGTTTGCGTCGCGCTCGATCTGGAAGATCAGACCCTTGAACTTCTCAACCGACCAACGACCGTTGGAGTCAACGTCGAGGTCAAAAGTACCAGCGGTAGCGGTATTAACTTGAGCACCAGGCTTAGCAATCTTATAGATGGTTCTGATTACTTCGCGGTTGATCTCAGCAAGAATCTCAGTTGAGAGAATGTTTGCTAATTCCGCTTCAGCGTTCAGACCGTGGATTGCCTTGAGGTCCTGAGCAAGCTCAAGTGAGTACTCAGCCTTCAGAGCTCTTGACTTAGCGGTAACAGTGACTTTCTCGATCGAGAATGCCATCTGGTTGAACTGCTCGTTGCCTTCGCCAAGTGATTCAGCTTCGTCAGTTCTCATGCCCTGACCTACGTTGTAGGTATTGGCACCATTACCAGCGTTAGCGGATTGATCTGTAGGATCAAGGATTGATGGGTTGCTGCCTCTTTGTGCAGTAGTACCCATACCAACAGAACCACCGGTCCATCCATTGGTGTTTGCAGCGCCTGCATCTTGACCAGAGAATGCGGAATCAACTTCGTTGTAGAAGGTTTCAGTTCCACTCTGGCTGGTGTAGCGGGAGCGCATTGCGAAGATCAGTCCAGTAGGACCGCTCATTGGTTGAACGCCTGCAATATCATAGGCGATCAGGTTAGGCATCGAACGACGGATCAGTGAGATCAGTACGGGATCGAAACCTTGCATAGCGCCAGTTGTAGCGCCACCTAAACCAGCTCCACTTGCACCAGTTGCGGTGCTATTGGTTGGAGACTCATAGAGGAACTCACGCTCTTCGCGGAGTGCTCTCTCTTGGTTTTCGAGCAGGATTGCGGTTACAGCTCTACGATGTGAATCTTTGAAAGAATCAAGACCTTCGTAATCTAGGAGCGGTGCCCACTTCTCCTGCAGTGATTCTAGATTGAATCCTTGCATTTGATTTACCTCTTTGGAAATTTAAGTTTGATTGGTTATGATTTAAAAATCACTTTTTAGAAACTCTTTGGAGAGTCTGAAGGTATGCACCCATGGTGCCACCAACTGATTGAATATTCATGTTGGTTTCTTCAGACAGATTTTCACTAGCGTTTCTTTGAGTACCAGCAGTTCTGCTTGGGAAATATGATTCCCTCAGAGTTACCAGTTTCTCACGATAGCTCTCTTCACTATCAAACTCAACATTTTCAGCAAGAGAAGCGAGTTTGTCCTTCTGAGAAAGTGCAAGACCCTCAGTGACTTCTGCAAAAATTACATCAGCAACCGACTCTGCTAATCTTCTATTTAGAGCAACGTTTCTTTCGATTTGCTCGTTGAGTTTTGCTTCCATTTCATCAAGTTTATCTACCATATTCTCGATAACATCATATCTATCTTCAGGGATTGTTACATAATGATCTTCAAAAAGTTGTCTCATTCCGGCAAGGAATGATTCGGTCATTTCAGTCTTAAGACCGTGCTCAACTGCGAGTGCATTTTCAGAAATCCACTCATCAGCGACATACTCAAGATAAGCATCAACACGGTCGGTAAGACCCTCTTTGATTGCTTCGATTTCTTCTACAAGTGCTTGCTCATAAGAAGCTTGGAGTGATTCTTTGATTTCAGCAACTTTTGATTTGATTACTGTCTCAAAAATAGTACGTGCTTTCTCTTGGAACTCTTCAGAGAGTTCTTCACCAGCAAGGAGAGCGTTGACATCTTCTTCAATGTCAAACTCTTCCTTCATTTCATCTTCATCTTCTTTCTTTTCGTGTCCCTTACCTTCTTTCTTCTCTCCCTTCTCTTTCTTACCTTCTTTATGTGGAGGCTCACCAGGCTCTCCTTCTTCAGCAGCTTCAGCAACTACTTCTTCTTCGTCTTCGAGGACTTCCTCTTCATCAACAAGATCCTCGTCTTCTTCTGTCTCTTCCTTTGCCACAGTCTACATAGGCTCGGCAGCGGCAGCTTTGGCGTTAACGACATTTCTTACTTGAGCAAGAGTCGCGCCAGGAGTCTTGAGATGTGCTGATTCGTCATCTGCACGATAGTTTTCTGGAGTAGGACCACCAAGATCTTCCCAACCAGCAGTTTGTCCTGGAGTTGCTCCAGTTAGTTTGTGCATTGGTTCGGCAGGTGCAGCCCCTTTGGTTACTACGTTTTCCATTTCTTGTAAATTTCTACCAACGGACATTTGTTTAGATATTTGTATATAATCTATATTTATTTATAAATTAAAGATTTGAAAGAAATTTTTGGAACAGTTGTATTTTATGCTCCTGAAGTCTTCTCTCATCAACTAGAGTATTAATTCTACGTTGAGTTTGTTCGGCAAGTTTTTCGCGGAGAATTCCTCCGTCCCAAATCCACTCTTTGCCTTCCATAATTCCCTGAACAAAAGCGTCAGGAGCAGAAGGATCGGCAACGATATCTGCTGCAGTTGCAAGCATAAAATCTTCACCAACAATTTTATGACCTTCATTAGTCATCTTTAATGAACCAACACCACGAGAAGAAACACCAAGACAAACTCCAGACTCTAATAGAGACTTGGCAATTTTGCCCATTGGAGTTTCAAGAAGTTGTGCTTTACCTTTAAAGTTTGTTCCATCTTGCTCAAGAGAAACAATCTTATGAGAAACTCGATCTAGATTTACAGTTGGACCATCTGGATGACCAAGTTCTCCAAGAGCACGACCTTTTTGTACAAAAGTTTCATTATAACGATTTACTTCGCGTGAAAGTGTTGCCATTGGGTACATTCTTCCATTACGATTGCAAATATCACCTTGAAGGAAGATACCCTCAATGTACATAGTTTTTTTACCGTTCTTTTCTTCGGTAATAAATTCTACTTGTGAGACTTCTTCTGTGATGAGTTTCATTTTATTCTGATACTAGTTGAACGACTTCTGTTATACTAACATTTGTTGATGCTTCTCCTAATGCGGAGACTTTTACACTTCTAGATACTGTCGCATTAGTTGCTGTAATTACACCAACAATTGCTGAAGTATTTGCAGAAATTGTAAGAGTTGAATCTGTTGCTGCCGTCACTAATCTGTGAACGGTATTAATTCCAGCTGGCGCAGCATTTTCAATTGTTACATAATCTCCAACCAAAAATGGATTACCCGCATTATTTTCAAATGTGATTACCGTCGATGTTCCTGTGGTAATTCCGGATATTTTTTGTTTAGCAATTCTTTCTTTCAGTACTTCAGTTCCATATGGTGGAATATAAAAAGAATTTGTTGTAGCTACTGGATCACCACCAGTTTCAACATAAACTGCTGTTAAACCTGCAGATACTCTAATGTATCCAGCTTTTAGTGCAATAGGATTGCTAGTTGCTGCAACACCTGCAGTTGGAGAAATCCTATTTACATTTTGTACTATTTTAATTGCCATTATTCATCATCTCCTGATTGATCTTCATCAGCGAACATTAATTCAGCAATTCCTGGTCGAATAGAATCTACTCGCTCAGCAGCTTTAACATATAATAAATCTTTAATCCTATCGGATACATCTGAAGGAGATCCGTTAGTTGCAATCAAATCGATAAGTTCTTCCATAAAATTAGTTTATATTTATAAGACTATTTATATTTTACCGCCTTTGGGTTCTGCTGGAATTTCTGGAGCAGCTGGCGCAGGTTGTTCAGTTGGAACTTCTCCCAAAGCAGGTTGAGTTGCGCCTAAAGTTGCATCTGGTGGAAGTGGATTACCCATTTCATCTACCGGAGCATTAGGATCTGGAAGAATTCCTTTTGAAATTTCGTCTTCAATCTGTTCATCAATTTCAATGATTTCTGCATCAGTTTGGCGAAGAATTTTCTTACGAACATACTCGGCAGAATAATATTTTCCAATATAAGGTTCCATTTGGGTCATAAGAGATATTCTATTTGTAAGAAGTTCTGCTTCTTTCAATTCTGCAAAATGGTTATCATACAGAAAATCATATTGAATATGATCTTCCATTCTTTCCCAATCTTCTGGAGATACTATATTTTTTAGAAGAAGTTGAGTGCGAAGCATGTCATTAAACATTTGAGCAAAACGCTTTCTCAAACGTCCAACAAATTTAGAAAACTTAAGTTCGTCTCTTAAGATCTCCGAAGAACGACCTAAATTAAAACCATCACCACCGCCAGCAATTCTTGATTCTGGGACTCCAAGTGCTCTATAAAGTTTCTTTTGGAAATATTCAATATCGGAAAGTTCGCCAAGATTTTGTCCACCGGGAAGAGTAGTGATTTCTGTGCCACGACCACCTTCCCTTCTTGGAAGCCAAAAATCTTCAAGCATTGCCATATATTTACGATCATCACGGATTTCTCCGGTATTTGCATCATAAACAAGTTTATTTCTATAGCGAGACATTACCTCTTTCAGGTATTGTTCTGCTTTTACTTTAGGAAGATTTCCAACGTCAATATAAAAAATACGACGTTCTGGTGCTCTCGATAATCTATAGATAACAAGAGAATCCTCAATCATACGAAGTTGATTGAGTGCCTTGATTGCTTTATGGAGATATGAAAGAACCGTTCCTTTGTTTCTATCTACTAAACCAGATGTGCAATAAGTGATGGAATCTTTTGCAATTTTAAGAGCTCCCTTTGATGCCCCAGACATAGATCCCATAGGATAATTTGGCATCGGAGTATAAATGAAATATTCCTCAATATCCGAATAACTTAACTCCGAGTTTGTTAGATTAGCATTTGCAGTTAATCTACTTACTATTGGTTCTCCATTTTTCCCACTAGTTTTTTGTTCTTGACGAACATGTTTCATTTTCATGGGATCAATGTATCTCAATTCTTTAATCCCTTCTTGTGGATTTTTAATATCAATGACTTTTAGATAATACAACCTACCATCAACGTACCAATTTCTAAAAATTTCATGACACTTTCTATCAAAGTCCATCATTTCTTTGATAGACTTAAATTCGTCGCGCATTACCTGCTTTAACTTATCACTTGCGTTTAAATTGGATAATTCAATTTCTACAGGTGAATCATAAAGATCACTTACAATTGCTTCATTAACAACGTCTTCAATCGCAGCATCACATTCTGGGTGCAGCGCCATTTCACGATATCGACGCATTAAATCAAATTCAGTTCTGTAGACTCCTTCAATGTCTACATACTGCCCATAAAATCCAGATTGAATAAAATAATCAACCCCGTCCTCATCTGTTGGAGGAACGGGGGATACTATAGATTTAGACTTTTCTTCTTTATCCTCAATCGAAAAACCAAAGAGTTTCGCCATTTTATAAACTTAACTTGTTATTATGTACTATTTAGTTGATATCTTCGCCGCCAGCTGCGGGAGAAGTTCCCTTAATTGCTTCCCACCAGTGAACTTGCATTTCAACAGTGAATTCTTGAATAGAATCAGTTTCATAAGAAAGGTTGATACTACCAATACTAGTTGGGAATGTATCATAAAAATGATACGCTCTCAAAATGCTACCATCACGATTTAATTGGTAAACAAATGCATCTGCTTGATAAAGTGCAGGATCGGTCGTACCAGTGTTATCCGATAGACGATTCATATAGTTGCTCCACTTTTCAAAAGCAGAACGAATAGCAAAATCAGTATCGTTGATAACGGTGATTGTCCACGTTTCGAAAGTTCTATCTCCCGATAATTTTAGAGTTCTTCCTCTAAATGCAACTTCGATAGGAGTTACATTAGAGGCTGGGAGTGCCGCTGCTTTAACAAGGAATCTTGATTTATCTAAAACATTAGCATCAACACCAACTGCTGTTGGAAATGCTAACTCAACTTCAAAAAGATTGCTTCTTGTGCCGCCTCC